CAGCTTCAGATAAATCTTTTCTTATATCTCTTACATTTTCTGATATTTTTACACTGGTCGGTTGCTTAACAACAAGGCTATTACGAGCTTCAGTAAAAGGTACATAAGACAATCTTTCTGGAGTTAATACCGTATCTTTATCAGAAGGAAAAATACGAGAAGCAAGGAATTTCATTAAGCCTTTAATGCCTCTAACATAACCTTTGAACTCTGCTCCAAAAATTGTTGCGTTAATAGCCGTTTCTAATATATCGGAATACTGTGCATCTGTCGTTTCATTCCCTTGTATAAAACCTAACCCACCTTCTCTAATCGCACTTTGCAATCCATCGAGTTGATCTATAACTAATAAAGAGTTATTGTTAGATATCAGTAAAGTTTCTGTTTCTAGCCAAGTCTCTACTAGTTTATTAAAAACTTCTTCTTGCCTTTCAACTGGCGCACTCTTTATCTTGTCAAGAGCTTCTGATAATCCATTATTGAATTTAACCCATTCTTCTGTAGCCACTGTAGTTGGTAGAGCGTATTCTACTACATCAAAAAGAACTCCTAAAAGATTTGTATTCTCCCATACACGTTCTTGCATCTTAGCTAACTCTGTAGACCTAACAGCATCTTTTTCTATATTAATAGATAAAGAACGCATTCGATCAGAAGGTATGTTAAGAGATTCAACAATAAAATTCTGTCTCAAATCCAGCATTGAAACAGGTTTACGTGGTGTATTTGCAGCATCTTGTAAAATAGTACCTAAATCATAAGAATTTTGTGCTAAGTCTACTTCTTTTGATATTCTAGAAATTTCTAGTTCTTGGTTTGAATTTGATATTAAAGATACGGCTTCTGAAATAGAAGCTGTGCCACCAGATTGGAATTCCTCTGATAACTCTTCTCGACCTCTTTCTAGAAGAGGAGATAGCAACATCGACATTTCAGAAGAACCTATCTTACTCATAGCCGTATCAACAATAATTTCATCTTCAAATAAAGCAGCAAAATCTAAATCAGGTAGAGATTGAAACAACCCTCCCGAAAAAGATGTATCTACAACAGCATCAGCTTCTCTTTGTTCCCCCACCTTACCACCTTGTAAAGGCTCTCCACTTCCTCCACGTACAGCATTCTCTTCACCTTCCTTCATTTCAAGATCTTCAAAAGCAGTCTCTAGTGATTTTACAGCTTCAGGATTAAATCGGCTTAAGGTGCTATTCCCTGCTTCTGTAGTAGGTTTATCTGAAACAAGTTCTGTTTCTAATGCTCCAGCCTTCCTAATATCATCTAGAGTATAACCTTTAGCTTTTAAGTCTTTAGCTTTTTCTACAACCTTAGCTTGATTATCTTTAGCTTCAGGATGAGACTCAATCGTGCCTTCTTTTGTTTCTACTTTTCTCATTTATTACACCTACTAAGGGTTTAAATCTATTACAGGAGCGCCACCATCAGCCCTTGGAGTCGTACTATCTGGCCTCATGCTATTACCCATCATTGCTAAGTTAGCTACAGAATTAAACGTAGAAGCTTGCCCTGCATATTGATTAGCTTTAGCCATATTCTGTGCAATACGAGTTTGAAAGAAATCCATTTGATTTGAGAACTGCATATTCCCTGCTGTAAGAGAACCTACGGCACTGTACCCACCTTGAGCTGCACTACTCTGTAATGTCCCTCCAGTAGCTGCTCCTTGAACTATCTGTGCTTGAGCTATACGTTGTTGTCTTACTGCTGCCATTTGCTCTCTAGCTTGCTGCGCTCTCCTTACACCCTCTTGGTTACGAGCCGCTTTCTTCTGTTGTTTACGTGACTTTTCTCCCGCCACAATACTACCCACTGTACCAACAGAGGCTACCACTAGAGCTGTTACTCCAAAAGTCATTTTAATATCTCCAATAGTTCTTTTTTATCTGTAATAATATGCCTGTTTGCCACTTCTTCGGTATCAGTGCAGTTATCTAAATTTAAATGTACAGTAATCCAAGTACAGTCCGTATCAGCATATACACATCTTTTAGCGTGAGGTGTAGAAGTAAATACGAAAGGAGCTACCGCTTTAAATTCACCATCTTGACTTACTATCGTACTTGTACCTTCAGCTAGAATAGTAAAATGAGAATACTTATGCATCTCGCCTACGACAGCTACTCCTTCAGGAATAAACAAAGATCGTAGGTACATACCATCTGCAAAATAATGGATAGGCTCTAAATCTTCTTTTGTAAGTTTTTCATCTTCTGGAATTTCCTCAATAGCTTCTTGTAAAGAAAAAGCTTTTTGTAAAATAGTCTGGCCTTCTGCAAACTCCATCATTTCACTAATCACATTCTACCTCTCATGGTATAACCTACGGAGTACCCTAAGAGTTGCATATCTTTTTCTGGCTCTGCTTGAAATACAAATTGAACAGCATCCCCATTACCACGAATATTAAACTTCTTAGAGATAAGACTTTCACCTGTATCAAATGTATAGGGGTAATCATCTGGTATAAAACCTCTTTGCATTGGTTTGTATAACTGCATTGCTTTACCTCTACCTTCACCATTCAAGATACCTGTGTACTTCCCGTATGCTGCACTCTTATCAAAATCCCAACGAGCTTGAAACAAACAAGCACTAGGATAATCAAATACATAACTATCTGCTTCATATCCTGTTATTGTTGTTTCTGTCTTTCTGAAAAATACTTTAGCTTGTGACACAGCTTTCTTATTAGAAAACTTACCAAGTGTTTCATAACCAGTAACAAGATAAGCTTCTTGGTCTGTACCAAAATCTTTAAATACACGATTAACTCTAGAAGAGAATGAGTACGTGACATTAGTATCAGTTTGAAGAGAACTGGGATAATATAAAGCATTAGCTATGGTAAATGGCATACGGAGTTTGTAGGAGGCACTAGATTGCTTTTGAGGATAGAATGCACCTACAGTTGTATCTAGAACTAAACCTGCACCTTGTGTCTTAGGAAGCCACCATTCACATTGTTTAGTACCTGAGTTATATACGCCTTGAGCGCCTTCTCCTGCAAGAGTAGATAAGTAATAAGAACGTATGGATGTTTCTGTAATATCTGTAGCATCTGCTGTATTAAATTTATTCACAGAAATTTTCATAATAGCGTTATTAGAAAAGTAATAGATATTATTATCTGCTACTACAATACTTTTAGCACTATCTATACCCCTGTCGGTAATCTTTTCTACATTAAAAGATGTAGCTTTAAATCCTCCATCAGGGTTGTAGATATACCACACACCATTACCAGCAAAGATAAGAACACCTGAACTATAAGATTGCATAGCCTTGATACGTTGAGTATCTTCTAGCTCTATTACACCTCCATCTGTATCTAGTAAATCTGGAAACTCACTGCTAGTCGGGTCATTTTGTTGATAACACCTACCTACATCACTGTCAGTTTCTACTATTTGAGTGAAGTACACCATACTATCTACAGCGTAAAAGAATCTCCCAAATGCACTAGCACAGGAAGTAGGGTTCTTAAAATTCTTCTTAGGGCTATCTACCGCCATAGTATCCTCTTATCTCTTTTAATATCATTATTCTGGATCTAGAAATTCATCAAAGGGTGGCTTGTAAGGAGGAATACCACCACCACCAGAAGGAGTATCAGGGTCTTCAGGGTCTATAACATCAGGCTCATCTGGATTATATGTAGGAGTTCCTGAAAAGTTTATAGTGCCTATAGGAACTAATGTTGTGCTTGGCGCACCATCTTCTTCAGGATTAAGTAATTTAGCATCTCTGTTAAAATCATTAATGTCGTAAACATAATGACCTCTCCCTGCTTTACTGTTCCCGAAGTTAGCCCCTTTAACATCTTTGGATGAGAAGACTGTATCCCCACCTTCATCTATAATAATTCCTACAGAAGCTACTTGTGCATTACTAGGATAGACTCCTGTAAAATCTTTAAAGGCAGTTGTTACAAGTTTTTCTGTTTTGTTATCTTCTAAATCTGCTCTTGTAAGATGCCAATCAGCATTAAATAAATTGTACTTATGGTTGTCTGAAAGATTAATAGGTTGCTCGGATATTTCTAGACCATCATCTACTAATTCAAAGTCACGTACATTTACCTTAACACTGCTAACAAAAATTTCTTTTGTAAGTTCTTTGTACTCACACATAACAGGGTTAGTACCTTGGTCTGTAGTAATAACAAGGAAGTTAGTTGTTTCAGCTATTTGTGTTTTTACTACAGCAGAAGAAATTGCAACCTCTGCTATAAATGTAAAGTCATCATCTACCGCATGAAAACGAAGTTTGGTTTGTGGTGTGTCGTCTGTAACTGTAACACATACTAAAGATGGGCCTCTCCAATAGAATACATTTTCTACAGCAGCAAACCCTCCAGTAATAACAAAAGGAGTTACTAAATCTTGGAAACCTAAACGTCTTTTACGAATCAATCCATCTTTATTAATTACAAAATTTAATTCATCTGATGTGAAACTTTCAGGAAAAGCAAGAGCTGAAGTTTCGGTATTTAAACCTTTGATTAAAGAAAGATAATCTTTTTGTCCTGAAGCCCTCATAACTAATCCTTATACTTACCCATTAAAAACTTCTTAATGGCACTAGGTTGTTTATGTTTATCTGGAACTTCCAAATTGTTTACTTCTGCCCACTTCAATAAGTCTGCTTTATTATTTAAGCTTTCTAAATCTGCACTCTTTACAACAGAGGATGCAGGGGCTTTTTTACTTAGCTCGTAAAGTTCCCAAGCTCTCGCTGCTTCACTCTTTCTAATAAAGCATCCACTAAGTGCTTCAGCAACTTTACCACTTCGACTCCACCTATAAAAACCATCAAAGATTAATTTGTAATCAGTATCCATTATTCGCCATGACCTCTAGGTACGTAACTTCCACTTAGACCTTTCCTTCCATAAGAAGCTTTACTACGGCCTTGTCCTAATGTACGGTTGTCTTGTTGAAGCTTTATTTTCTTAACTCTTGCTCTTTGAGCAATCATTCCTATAGGTTGTTGATGAACTAAAGTAAGAGCTTCATTAAGGAACATATCTAAATAAGTTTCAGATAAGTGATTTGGGATAGGTATTTCAAAAACATCTTCTTGTAAAAAGACTTTTTCTTGAGAACCTACGAATCGGGTCTTACTTGCTTGAAGGGTAGTATCGAATTCGTTATTATAAGAATCGAATACAACATAAACATTATCAAAAGAAGTGAAATAAGTAGGAAATTGGTTAGTTTTAATAGGCATTCTATTATCATTGTAACCTTTTACTATTATAGAGTTTGTTGTATTTGAATGCAACGTATGCTCCACAAAATCAAGAGGAGGTAAGTACGTCATTAATTTGTAATCTAGTTCGCCTGCTTTCTTTGATACGTTGTACCAAATTTTACTTTCTTGTATTTTCTGTACCTTTTTAGGTAGCAGCATATAGTTAGGACGAGTTATATCTGATACAGATTCTAAAGATAAATCATCCATAGTAAATAGAACATTGTCGTATTCTTGCACCATTTGGTAGTACACACGTTCTGCTATTTTAGCTACTTGTTGAGACTCATCCGTATCAAATATACTGTCTACATAAAAACCACTTGTTGCATCAAGGTACTCTTGAACAACCATTAACAATGTTCTTCTCATTTTTTATCTCCAAGGAACTTTATGAAAGGGACTCCTAAGAATCCCTTTTAAAAATTACCTGTTAATTAGACAGGCGTTGCTAGAGTAACCAATGCTTCAGGACGTTTAAGCGCGAAGCCATAACGACAAGTAGCAGACCATTCATCACGTTTCAGGTTAGTGTTACGGAAGAATTCAGTCTCAGGACGCTGACGGATAACACCCATGAACGGCATTGAAGTGTCATTAGCCATAGACATTGCAACACAACCTTTACCAGTAATTGCACCACCACCCGTACCATCACTTTTGGCAAGAGTCTCAGCAGTAATAGCTGGCAAGTTGTGACTTACCATGATGTTAATACCAGCAATGTTACGAACAATATTAAGCTTATCACCAAAGCCAGTTTGCACTAGACCTTGTACATCGAAGTTAAACTGTGAACCATTAGTTACTTCAGTGATGTTTAAAAGCTTATTAAGTTCGTACTCGGTTTCAGGAGTAACTATTAACATACGATTTTCGGTAGGGATATAAGCCTTATCGAAAGCGTACTTGATGAACATAATGTCATCAATAGTTATAGCACCACCAGTGCCACTACCTTTCATGCGGTGAGGAACACCACCAATAGCATTGTTATTACCAAGAGTCTGAGAGTTAGCTGTAGCTAGAACAGCAGTCTCCATATCTGTAGCCATAGCAATACCAGACTTGTGAACATTCTCTTGATAGAATGCTTCTGACTGATGCGCATCTTGCTTCATACGGTCTGTTACAAAGAAACCATCCTGCTTATAGGCAGTAACAGTAAGGTCTTTACGAGAAGTAGTCATACCGTCATAGGTAATCTGAGTATTCTCTGTGTAATCTGTAACATCACGATCTGCCGTCAAGGTAACATTAAGAGTGTCACCATCAGGGAAGATACCTGTTTTGTCATCGAACAGAGGACGACCAACTAACCAGTC